ATGCCTTTTGTCAATGCGCTCTTTAAATCACTCTTTAAGTTACCAATCTCATCGCCGGTCTTCTTCGCGTCTGCGGCACTACCTGCGACTGTAAGGGAACTATCCACAGTGACTGCGGAGCCAACGGGATTGACGTTATCTTCCAGCCATTCCGTAACCTTGGGCGCGATAATACTAGGTGCGCCGTTCTCAAGTTCAGAGAGACGGGTATTCAATCCTGCGGCATAGTTTGCGTTGTTTGTGATCCCCTGCTGAAGCAGGTCGTCTTTTGCTTTAACTGACGCGGCATCGGCGGGAGAATCCGATTCTGTCAGAGTAGGGTCCGTATAGATCTTTGCTATACTACCGTCAGATTTTTTAAATCCTTTTAACTTCATTTCATCTCACCACCTTAATCACTGTCAGTTACTATACGTTTATCAATCGCGGTCTCTACAGCGACTTCAATCTTGCTCTGCGTGTCAGCATCAATGCCCGATCCTCTGGACTGTTCAATCTCTTCGGTAATAATGGAGATCGGAATGGATGCTACGGCGAACGGAAGTTCGCTCGGGTCAAATGTGATAGCCATCAATCTATCCTCCGTTCAAATAGATAGAAAAGCAGAGCATAGGCTCTGCTTTCCCTTCGTATCATTTTAATCGTAATATCCTTCGATCAGAAAGACATATTCATAGGTATCTGTATTTGATGTTGCCGCAGTACCGTATATGCTCGTCTGACGTAACACGGCAAACTTGGTTTTGTCAGCAGAAACGGCACAGGTAAGCGTTCCAAGTCGGTTCGCATCGTTTGGGTTCTGAACTAACGCGCTTCCGAGAAATACGTTTTGCGTTACTGTTTCCTTTGCCCTATCATCGAGAAGCATTTCCACGATAACCGCCGGTACGATTGACGAATCGGCGGCAAGCGAACCTGTCTTTCGCCCAGCTTTCGCATATATCTTAATTCGCTTGAATGGCGTTAAATCAAGGTCGGTCAATTGCCATGCAAGGCTGGATGATATGTTTGTGTTCAAAGCAAGAAGACCCTGTGTAACGTCTGCTACTTCCCACACTGTCACTGGCTTTCTCTGAAACTGATCAAATACGGCCTTTGCTGATGGGTACAGCGTCGTGCTAGTGCTATTCCCAACGATATCTTGTGTCTTGTTGTGGATGCCCTCAAACGTCGCAATGTGAGTGGTGGCAAGTACACTGCTTGGATTCAAAGTGAATACCATGTAACGTTGCAAGCCTTGGTACTCGACCTCACCGATGAATTTAATATCACCGTTGTTGACATCCGTTGTCTCGATCGCCTTGCAATAGAATCGGCTGTTTCCCCAAAACACATCAATATAATCTGCTTTCATGGGATTGGACAGATTGTTCATGATGTTGTTGTAAACCAACGTGGATGCGTGAGTGTCCACAGTTCCGTCAGCATTTAGAAACACAAGATGATAATTGGGCAGTGCCACATGGTCATCAACATATTTCTTATTGGCTACATCGTAATTGGAATGAGGCTCGGCCACGTTCCTGATGACTGGCTTATAGTTCGTGGGAGACTCGCCGTTGGCATAGCCATTCAGAGTGAGGACTGTGCCGAGGTTATCATCCAGTGCCTTACTGAATGTGATTCCGGCATCATAATCTTCGTCTTCAATATCAAGCGTCAGTGTTCCATCTATCTTGACATTACCGCTTATCTCGCCACCAGTCTTATCGTACTTGGTGTTCCACCGTGCGTCATCAATAGATGCGTCCTGTCCGTCTGCTCCATCCTGACCGTCTTGACCATCCACCCCATCTAATACAATGAAAGTCTGAGTGCCGTTCACATCGGTAATAGCGACACTGTGGCCGCCAGTTACAGCGGTGACTGTTAATGTCGGAGAAACACCATCTGATCCTTTAGGCCCGGTATCACCGGTTTCTCCTTTTGGCCCAGTATCACCTGTCTCGCCTTTAGGACCTTGCTCACCTTGAGAGCCGGTATCACCTTTTGGCCCCGGTTCGCCCGTATCACCCTTGGGTCCTTGGGGACCGGTATCACCTTTGTCGCCTTTAGGTCCTTGGGGTCCAGTGGCGCCCGTATCGCCCTTAGAGCCTGGGTCGCCCTTGTCGCCTTTCGGCCCAGGATTACCCTGGTCACCTTTATCGCCCTTCGAACCCGGGGGACCTTGCTCCCCCTGAGAACCTTGTTCTCCTTGAGGACCGCGAACTCCGGGATCGCCTTTAGGCCCTTGGAGTCCTTGGTCGCCCTTTGGGCCTTGCGCTCCGGGTGGGCCTTGAAGGCCGGTAGGACCTTGAGGACCTCGTTCACCGCGCGGCCCTTCCGGTCCGGCGGGACCGCGCTCACCTTGCTGACCCGGTGGGCCGGGAGGCCCGGGGGGTCCCTGAGGACCTACGGCGCCTTCGACCAGGTCCTTTAGTTCCCGACGCGCATCGTGGTCACAATACACAGCGGGCTCTTCACATTTACAAAGAAGTTCAGTATCCATCAGCCACTACCCTGTGCCTGTAGCAAGGCGTTCTGTGCTACCCTCGGTAGCTGTGACCATTTATCCTGTATGTTCTGAGGCATACCCTGGATGGTCTTGGCTGCGTCAATAGCGCCACCACCGGAGCTTTGGGTCGTGTACATTGCTTCCGTTCCATCCGCCTGCTGCGCTGCCATAGCCGCAGACTGCTGACTTACTTCGTTCTCACCGCCAAGCATTGCTCCGGCGAGGCCGGGGTTCTGGTCGATGAGCTGCTGATCCACACCCTGCTGCGCTACCTGAGCGTTGAGCTTATCAATGAGTTCCTGTTTCTTCGGAATCAGTTTGTCCGGAATACGTTCCAGATAATCAATGACGCCGAGCATACCGTCACGGCGGAGGTTGTCCAGGGTCTGGGTCATGGCGATCTCAGAGAATGTGGTAGTAGCACCTACATCCACACGGATGTTGAACCATATTTTCTTGAGCTGACGGAAGTCGAACTCTTCCATCACTCGGCGGGTCACGGTCTGAGACATGACCTGACCGGTCCTCGGATCTCTCCTCGGCTGTCCGTCTTCACCGTAGACCGGCTCCTTCATCTCACGGTTCTTCATGATAGGACGTTTACCATAGTACGTTCCCATCATGTCCAGCAGGATCGCACCGATGTCTTCTACCCATTCGTACATGTTGGCGCGAGGGTTCTCAAGAGGTACGTCTGCGTTGGACTGCAAGACCATAAGAGCAGAGGTGTTGTCCGGGTGGACGTTGCCTAATTGAACGTCAGTGACACCGAGGCATTCTCTTGTATACTCCATCGCCGTATCGATGGACGATACGATCTGATTGGACATGTCAGCGACCTGGACCGCACTGGCCACATCACCAATGGCCTGTCCGGGTGCGAGGTTCCTTACGCCGATGGCCTGTCCTACTTCATTGCTCCAGGTTCCGATGAGATCCTGGTTATACACGATCTTCGGAAAACCGAGCGACTGGAGGTGTCTCATGACCATGGCAAACATACTGTTAATGTATATCTGATTAGGCACGATGCCGGTCACCAGTGCGCGGCCATGATACTGGTTCTTCTGATGTTCCCAGTTGCCCCATGCGATCGGGTACAGACTAAGGCCGGTGTCTACGTTCTCGTAGATGACCGTGTCTCTCGTTGCCATAGTAGCGTAGATGGTGCTGACAATGTGCGTAGCATCCTTGGTTTTGTATGCGGGTGTTCCGTCCAGGTTGAGGATGGGTCTTCCCTCATCGTCCTCTTCGGGGATGGGGTTAAGGTCATCGTCCAGCTCCAGCTCCTGCTTTGGCTCTCCCGTCTCCGGGTCGATGATCTTTTCCTCATGGTCTACCTTGGTGTACAGCAGAACGTACAGAGCTTTGTCCATACTGTCATCGCCCTGCTCCAGTTCCTTCTGCCCACCTTCACCCGACTGCCACTCCCATTCGGAGTCCGGCTTCACTTCCGCATACTCCTCATCCTTGGGCTGGCTCTTCTTATCACGTTTGCCCCACCGTTCCTTCATCCACTTCAGATGCTGTACGGTGTCACGGCCTACCAGTAATACGTAGGGCTGTTTCTGCACACGGCGGTCGTTGGGGTTGCCAAACATCACGTTGATGCCGTCTACCAGTTCCATCTCGATCTCGCCCTTGTGCGAACTGAACGCGCCGCCAAACGGTGTGGCATCTGCGTCCCAGTAGAAGTGGGCGCAGTAGTCTCCGGTGAT